GTGAGGTTTGTGCGTTGTACCGCTGAATCCAGATTTGGATAGGCCGCGCCTGTTGAATCTTGTTTGGGATCGTGGCGTAAGTTGATACGCTGATCCGAGTGATCGTCAGGTCTGCCTGTGTAGACGCCGAGTTGGCGCCAGTGCGGATGACGTGCTCAAGCAGGTCAATGGTGTCAGATGGCAGGGCGTAGGTGTTCTGGCCCTGCACGAAGGTGATGGTCCCCGGCTCAATCGACCACATGTTGATGCCGCGATTGGCCCAGTCGGCAAACATGATGTTTAAACTGCGACGGGCGGTGCGGAGGTCATAGCCAGACCGCAACTCTCCACCAGCGCGTTCAAACGCCTCCTCGACCAGATCAGTCAGGTCAAGGTTAAACGCGGAAGAGCCGGATGTGTTTGCCATTATCTAAACCCTGCTGTTTTCTTTGCAATCTTCTTTGGCTGAGCTACGAACTGCTTCCCGGCGGCTTTTCCTGCTCGCTTGGCTTTGGTCGTTGCAGCGTACTCAGAAGGGCTGAGACTTTTGATCGCAGCGCTTGGAAGGTATCTTTCGCCTGTTTCAGAAGATTTTTTACCACTTTTCGTTCTCCATTTTTGGTCGCCCCAGTCCTTGAGGGATTTCTGTGGTGCCTTCATATCAGTCTTTGTAGCCGCCGCCAGCGGCTTTGTAGCGTTTAGCCATCAATTGAGCCTTACGGGCTGACCACTGGCCTGCGCCTGTACCCTGTACTGCGGCAGCTTTGATGCTGTTAAAAATACGCTTACGCAGCCCGGGCTTGGTGTAGTTGCCAGCAGCGTTGACCTTGCCACCCTTGGCCATCTTGGCTGCTTTCGGCAATTTCTTGGGGTTTACGGCCCCCATGCCACGGCTTGCCATCATGTTTAAACCATCCTGCCTTTTGTCTTGCCACGCTGGGCAATACCATCAGCACGACTGGAGGCGGAGCTTACAGAGCCACCTTTAGCGTAGCCCTTAACGTCTTTACGGGCCTTCATTTGAGCGGCGTCGTCTTGGCTGGTCATCCTATTTGAACCAAAAAAAGCACCAGCACTGCGCACCTTATCGCCTACGGCGTCTTCAAGTTTGCGCAGCTTGTACCCGACAGGGTTTTTGTCTGGGGGATCTAACGCTAATTCTCTTTCATACTTTCTAACTGATCTGTCGTATTGCGCTTTGGACAGTTTTTCGCTTTTATCAGCTTCAGCGGCAGCATTGGCTGCTTTCCGCCCAGCAATTTCGCCCTGCTTTTGTTTGCGGTAGCTATCAAAATCACCGCTTTTTGGAGCCGTTTCAGTGCTGGTCAATGAAGCCTCGTAGGCTGCATCGATCTTTGGCTGGTCTTTTGCATCCTTGGCCGCTTGCAAGAGTTCTGCTTTGGTTGCCATGTTGAGTCCTTAATAGATCTTGCCGCGAGTTTTGCCACGCAATGCGATACCGTCACCACGCTTAGAGGCTGTGGACACAGAGCTTTTGACAGATCCGCCAGAAGCCATTTTCTTGACTGCGCCGCCACGCTTCAAAACAGGAGCATCGTCTGCAAACAAGTACTTGTTGCCGCGTTCGCGTAAATTCTTGTCCGCTGTGTCTTTTACTATGCCTCTTTCTGTTAAGCCTCTTCTAAACCGTTCAGCCCTAGCATCGTCATCACCACGCCTAGCAGCAGCCCTCAAACTTTGAGAGTCCATATTTTTAGGCGTGACATCAGTTACATCACCCTTGCGAGGTGCGGGCAAAGCTTTCTGAGGAGCCTTTGCTACAGCGCTGGGATCTTTGACATCTCGCATAACAAAACCTTCGCCGGATACTGTGCCGGGGCGATCTAGTTTCGGACGGTTTTTGATTGCATCTTTTGCGGCCTTATAGGTTTGATACATTTTTTTGCCAGCTTGATAGAGAGTTCTACCACCGCGAACTATTGGTATTACTGAAGCAACAGCTAAGCCCGCCCCAAGAGCATCACTGGCGTCAAATTTGCTTCCGTTAGACGCCGGGGCCGACTGAGTGGATGTTGTACTGGAATCGTTGCGTGAAGTCGCAGCAGGAGAAGCCGCAGGAGCCGCAGCCGAAGAAGCAGCCGCTGTATCCTCAGCAGATGCAGCACGACGTTTGCCAACACCACCGGGGGCACGAGTTGGAGTTGGCCCACTTGGCACTTTGCGATCAATCCTAGCAAGATCACCTGTTGTTGTGCCAGAGGATGTACGGCTTGGTTTAGCAAGAAGTGCCGCATTCTGAGCCGCAGCAAGCGGTTTGGCAATCGGTGTGTAATCCCGATACCTGTCAGCGCTATCAACCACCTCACCTGCTCTACGGCCACGCTGGTACATCTCCTCGTCCATTTCTCTAGCACCTTGAGCATCGGCAATTTTTACAGCATCTGCGTTTGCAGAGACGGGAGCAAGGGCACGAGTAGTGGCACCATTTCCTGCATTGGATGGAAACTCACTTGCCGCTGCACGCTCCATCCTTCCACGGCCAGCCCCATACCGGTTGTATGCCTCTGAGCCTTCCTGATCAATGTTGCCCTGACCAAGCCGTCGCAACGACTCAAAGAAACCTAGAGGCGCATCTTTGTTTGAGGCTGCAAGCCCCTCCGCCTTGAGGGCAGCTTCTCCGCCCTCTTGAAAGCGACGAACGCGCTTAACGGGCTTTTTCATTGGTTTCTTTGTAGCCATCTTGTACTCCAAGTTAAATGATCTTGCCTTTGGTCTTACCACGAGACTCAATGCCGCCGCCTATGGCATAGCTCATGCCGCCGCCCATCATCTTCTTGACGCCGCCACTGGAATAACCCATGCCGGTAACCTTTTTGTTCACGGGGCCACCTTTTTTCATCTTGCCTTCGCCATCTGCGGCAAACGCTGGAATCTTTTTACCGTCTTTCATGACCATGGGCATGCCGCCATCTTTGAGGCCAGCGTGAGCTTTAGAAGCGGGTTTGGCTGCGTGTTTGGCCAATGCGCCAGTCATGCCGCCGGAAGCCATCTTTTTCATGCCGTCTTTAGCCGTGTCCATGCCTTTTTTCATAACCGGCTTACCCATTGCGGAGGGTCCAGCGTCTTTTTTCTTTGCCATCATTGCCATGAAGCCGGGGTTCATTTTGGAAGCCATATCACCACCTTTTGAAAATTTGCGGCCCTTGTCCGCAGTTGAAAAGTCTTTGCCTACGGACTGCGGGACTCCTACCTTCTTGGCAAATGCCGGGTTATTCGCCACAGCAGCCATGAAGTTATGTTGTTTCTTGCTTGTGCTTGGCATCACTTCCCCGCTTGAATAAGCTGGTCAATCTTTGCCTCAAGGCGGTTAAACCGCTGGTCAATGTGATCTGTAATTCTCTGCACTTCTGCGTTAGTTGTGTAATCACGGGCGATCTCCTCACGTGTGATGTTTAAAAGCCGCTCGAGACGCTTTATGTCTTCGAACTTCTCTCGCACAAAGAACCACAGTGCGCCCATAAACAACGATAGAGCGCCCGACCAGATGATGTTGATGTCCATCTCAGCAAATCTTTCCGCGTGTTTTGCCGCGCTGGGCTATGCCGTCTGCGCGTTTTGAAGCTGAAACTGCGCCGCCGTGCTTGTACTCATTAACACCAGCGTATGGGTAGCTTGTGGTTTTAACCCCGTCAACTATGCTTGTAGTGGCGTTCTTTTCCGCTCTTTGGCGTTCGGGGTTTAGCTTCGGATTTTTTATCATCTCAAGCTCTCGCTTCATGCTGAGTTTTTTGTCCGCAGCAATCATCTCATCTATAAAGTCCGTGCCCTTTTTTTTTGCTGTCTTGTCAGCAATACCGGCCATACTCATCCGCCCACCGCCCATGCCGCCAGCGCCTCCGCCCTCAAGAACTTCTAATTCCGCCAGTTTTCGTGTTTTCGGCATGATGATTCCTCAGCACTTCCACCGTGCAAGAGCAGCCGCCTTGCGGGTTGGCTTGCCCTTTTCGTCTTTCATTGGACCCGGCATGCCTGACATACGAGCACAGAACGAATCCTTGCGCTTGCCGCCTTGGGGCTGCGGGGCTTTGAGGTTGCTGCCTGTAGCTGCGTTGTACTTGGCACGGCCTTTGGCAGTCAAGCCCGCTCCCTTGGAGATCGGCAGCTTTTCGCCGCGACCAACCGAGAGAACCGGGCCTTTCTTTTTAGCCATAATAAATCTGCGTTGAGTCGATGTTGGTCATCAACGCATAAATGCCCTTAGCTGCAAGCACGCCCTCGCCCGGAATAACCGGCGCATTACTAAAAGTATCTGTTGCGTCTATTTCATAAGTCATCAACCAGCGCCCGCCGCCACTCACATATGAAGCCGCAGTAGAGGTGATGGATCCGCTATTGATGTCTGTAAGCGTAAATGTGCTTGACGAAGCAACAGTAATAACATAGTTGCCGTCTGTTGCTGACTGACTTGTATTGCTGTCAAAGTGGATGCCAACAACATCGCCTGTAGACAGACCGTGAGCCGTTTTTGTTACCGTTACTGTTGTGCCGGAACGAGCGTATGTAACGCTGGATGTTACCGGAGCAGTGGTGGTGTCAAACAACACTAACGTAGCGTCACTGCCGCTACCAAAAAACGAAACGCCTTTGACGCGATTTCTACCAAGAACAAAAAAACCGCTTTGGTTTAGATGTCCCTGTTTTACGTCTGTTTGCATCGTCATAATCAATCTCCTTTAAAAACGGGGCCGAAGCCCCTTGAGTTGATTAGGAGTCTGCGAACGGTGTAGCGACAGTGCCGGAACCAATAACATTTCCAGTCACCATGTACTTGTCAGCAGCAATCGCCACAATTTGAATCCATGTGCCAGCAACACCGCCGGTAGTTGTACCGTTCAAGTTGATGAAATCATTGGAAGAACCGTTAGCAGAGAAGGCAACCACAGCGCCAGACGTGTCTGAGTCAATAGACATTACAGCGCCAACGTACAAATCGCTGGAACCAGAAGTTGTACCGATCTTTAAAGAGCTTGTAGAGATAGTAGTAGGAACCCAGATGGTGTAGACAACGCCTTCGTTGTTCGGCGTATTGGGGTCTTGGCCGGGGCCAGATGTTGTTGGGTTGGTCGAAACATTGATTGCGGGAAGCGTCAATGTCAGCGCAGCGGCCAAAGAGCCACCGACAGAAATGATGCGGCCACCGTGGGCTTCGGGGCTTAGTGTGGTGCTGGCTGTGATCTCAACAACAGCGGCTGGGCCTTGTTGATAAATACCGCCCAATGAGCGAACTGGGCCTTGAAACGTAGTGCGTGCCATGATTTGGTCCTTACATGCAAGTTAGGCGTATCAGTCTGCATGTCGTCAGCCGGGACTGTCTGATACACCGGAAAGCCCGGAGTGGCATCTTTATATCATGCCGTTTAAACAATTGCAAGAAAAAAGGGGCCGAAGCCCCTTTTCTCATTTGCCCTTACGCGCCGGGTGATCCGAAGATGCCCAGTGGGTCAGAGAAGCCGAAGCTGTAACGCTCACGGGCTTTGTAACGGACGTTGCCGGTGTCGAAGTCACCATCCATGGATGTTGTCATCGCAGCACGTTCGAAATGCTTCAAACCGTTTGGAACGTCTGTGGTCAGGAACCAAGCGTTTGTGTCGGTCAGATAGTGGTTAACGGTGTAACCACCAGAGATGGTGCCCATTGACTTCAACGCATTGATGTCGTTGTCAGAGGTAGCAACACGCAGTTCGGTGTCCAGCAAACGCTTTGCCACAAACATCAAAGATGGTGGGATCACCAGTTTGACGGGCTTGGCAGCGATCAGCAGACCACGCTCATCCACCCAAGCTGCGATTTGAATGGTCGCGGCTTCCAGAGAAGTCTCGTTCAAATCAGAGGCTGTGGATGGAGTGTTGGCGTTGGTGCCACCAGAAATCAGCGGGTGGTTGACCAGAGTGGCAGAGCTGTTGTAACCGAACAGAGACACACCGTCACCGCCGAGGGCAGCGCCGGAGAAGCCTGTGTTCAGAACCGCAGCGGCCTTGACCTGCTTGGTGTACGCCATACCACGAGCCAGAGCTTTGGTGTAGCGGCCAGACAGACTGTCGTACAGGTTGTCTTCCACTGCCTCTTCCGTGATGGAGAAGCCCAGAGCGATGGTTTCGTGAGTGTAGCGAGCGGTAAAGGCTTCCTGCGCGTTGTCATAAGCGATGGATGTACCCTCGTT